TCTTTCGCATGGCTATGAATATTTTCTAGCTGGTCGAAAATGTGATCGAATCCCAAGAAAGCGTTTCTTGGGTAAATAAAGTTCTTAGTCATAATTGCCTCCTATTGACTAGCAAGGTTAAACGAGACCCGGTTATCGGCGCCTCTATAATATATATAATATATTTTTTTTTAATTTAAACCAGTAGGTCCAAATTTTTTTTTATAAGCTATTTCAAATGCTTCTTCTCTTACCCAAGCTTCTTGATTGTACCATAATCTTTTAAAGTAATTATCGTAACATGCTAGAGCAGTATCGTCAGTAATGTCAAGATGACCTTTTACTAAAAAGAATATTCTATAAGCTTCTTTAATTTTACTTTGTTGCATTACCAATATTGTATTTCGGACATAATTCCCATTGATCTTTATCTTTAAAAGAGATTATCTTAATTTGTCTTAGTGGTGCTATAGGTTGTAGCTGTTCTTTATTTTCTACAGTTAATAGACCCCAATCACTCATCAACGTAGCTATAGTATTTCTACGGCCAACATCGTTTTCTTCTAAGTTTGATTTTTTTCCATCTAATAAAAAGAGTTCTTTAAAATGCACAATGAAGTACCTACCCTGTTTATGTAAGATGTGACAAGACTGATAAAGTTTATTGTCTTTACGAGATGCGACTCCTATCCTAGTAAGAGTCTCTCTAATTTTAAGGAAATCGTCCGGCTCATTCAATGTCACCTCGAGCATGCTTGCTGGGTTCCATTCTACTATTTTATTTTCTTCCACCTTTAGCCACCTTATTTTTCAATTCTTTTATATTATCAGTGGATAGGAGTGTTAAAACTTGACGGGCTTTTTCGTTGCTATAGCCATAATACTGTTTAACTACTTCCAAATCACTAATTTGTTCTGGTTTAAACCATTTAGAAAACCTTTTACGTTTTCTAATTATATTTATAAAAAAATCAAATTGAAGACGGTTATCAATATGATGGTTGCGGTTCATTTCATTTGCAGCTAAAACTGTATCTGGAAAGTAAGATAATTGTCTATTTACCATGTAAGATGAATATGCTTTTTCTGTGATATCATCTATCATAATATTTTTCTTAGTATAATTTATTGCATTGCAATACTCAAAGGGATTCATTTTTTTGTACCATTGATTGTAATTCTGTGACTATAGGAACTATTGTAGCATCCCACCATTTTATAAATTCATTGTAGTTATTATCGAAATATGATTCTTTTATAAAGTTTTCAACTTGTAAACATTCAAATGCCATAGATGGTTGTATTATACTATGTGCTGATAATAACTCACACATTGCAAGTTGATTTACAAATTGATTTAACATTTCTGTTTCCATTATATATCCTTTGTTAACTTTTCTGCTAGTGCCATTCCCATTGTCCAACCAAGATGACCGGCACCGCTATTAACCCATAAGCCTTTTACTTTACCAACAACAGGTAACATATTCGGTGTCATTGGTCTTAAGCATGACCATTTCTCATAATTATCTTTATCAACAAAAGTATTTTCTTTTACCCAGTCGGCTAAAGGTTTAATTCTGTCTTCCCTCATATCATGATTCCAACCGGCAAGTTCTGCTGTACCTGCAACTCTAAATACATTATTACCAAAAGGCGAAGCTACTATTTTTCTATCGTCATCAAGCACAGATATAGTAGGAGCTTCATAAGCATTTTGATATGTTATAGAATAACCTTTGATTGGATATATATTTAAATTTGGTAAAAATGTTTTTGTATATGCACCTGCACATACTATAACTTCATCATAATCTTTTTTAAGGGTATCGATACTTATTGCCATATCTCTTCGATTCGACCAATAGACTTCATCTTCATTACGAACAATTTTATTAATACGAAAACTATAATTATATTTTTTATCAGAAAGCATATGAGTTTGTAGTGCAGTACAAAAGGCATGTATATCACCAACTGAATCACCTTTAGTTATAGTAGCACCTACCACATCATTTGATTTAATATTATACTTTATAAGATTTGTTTTTGTTTTAACTCTACCCCAACCAGTGTCTTTAAATCTATCTAGAGTTCTTTGTGCTTTATCCCAAGACTTTTGATTTTTATATATGTGTAATATACCACAGTCATTATGATGAAAGTCAATGTCTATTTCTTTCATTAATTTTTTAAGTAACTTACGAGATCTTAAACTATATTCAATAGTTCTACGTGTATTATAATCGTACTTATTAGTTATGGTTGCACCAATAAAACCAGCAATCCATTTAATTTTAGACCAAGACCAATGATCTGGTCTAAAAGCAAGAGGTGCATCAGGTTGTGTTAACCATTTAACACCTTTGATTATATTATCGTAACTATTCCACACTTCTGCATTACATACAGAAAGTTGACCACCGTTTGCGTAACTACATTGTTCAGCCACACCGTTTGGATCAAATAATACTACTTTATATTTTTTAGCTAGGAAGTATGCAGTGGTTATGCCAGCGACACCTCCACCGATAATGGCTATGCTCTTTTTAGAGTTCCCCAATCTTCTACTCCACCCATGTAATTTTCATAATCAAGTTCGTCTATAATGTGTTGCTTGGTAAGCTCAGTAGTTGGAAGTTTATTTAAGTGTGTATTATTCCAATACAATTGAGGAACTGTTCTATGACCATTTGCTTTCATGAAATCTTTTGCAAACAAATCGTAACTGACATTAATTTCTCTATACCTAAAGTCCCATTCAGCGAGTTTCTTTTTTAAAAGATGACAATAACCACAATCATCTTGAGTGTATAGTGTTAAATTAATTGAACTGAACATCTGACATTACCTCCGTTAAACAAGCAACCACGTTAAGTTCGTGGTCAGCTACAAATGCATTTTTATATTGGTAGTCTGCAAGCAGAAGAACCAGTTGTGGAATAGATTGTGGTGCAACTTTATTTGACATCCTATCATAAATGGCTCTAAAAATAGCGCTTGCATCTGTATCTATATTGTTTACAACCCAAGAACGCATACCTTTGAAATTTTTATTTTTTAAATGAGAGAATAAATCATCAAAGTTTTTATCTTGTAAAGTGTTAATAATACCAGAGTCGATCTTTCCATTAACAGAGTATCTTTGTAATTCATTTAATACTCTACGCCAATCTGGTGCAAACTTCATTATGAGTTCAGCAATTGCAGGATCATCATATTGAATATTTTCTTTGATTAAGATTGTTTGGCATCTTACCATAAAAGACTGACATAGTTCTGCCATATCTTTTTTTGAAGTATTAAATTCATATACACCACATCTTGAATGTAATGGCTCAATAATCCTGTTCTTAAAATTACATGTAAGTATGAACCTACAGTTTTTGGAGAACTCTTCAATGAATCCGCGCAATGCTGGTTGTGTGGATTGAGGATTTAAGTAATCTGCTTCATCGAGTATTACAACTTTATAGCCACCTTGTAGTGAGACGGATGACGCAAATTGTTTTATCTTGGTTCTTAACGTATCAATGTTACCTTCCTCAGAACCATTAACTAATATATAATCGCAGCCGAGCTCATTACATAGAGCTCTGGCTACGGTAGTCTTACCTAGGCCGGCAGTACCAGTGAACAACATATTAGGAAGTTCTTTACTGTCAACAATCTTTTGGAAGGTTTGTTTTAAAGATTCAGGTAAGATCGTATCGGATATCTTTTGAGGCCTGTACTTTTCAACCCATAAAAAATCAGTACTCATTACTTCTTTTCTTCTGGTTTCTTTTGTTCACTCTTATCATTCATTGCATCTTCTTGCTGAAGTGCCTCACTAATTTGAATGATTTGAATGCATTGGTCTCTTAGACTACCTATGGTAGAAAGCTCTTCGCCTTTAAAACCACCTCTTTGAGTTACAGCATCAATCACTGCTACTGTACTTCTACTTGCTTTATTAGCAAGATCCTTTAATTGCGTTAAATTTTCTGACATGTCATTATGCTCCGTATGTTGAAGATTTTTCGAGTGCAATCCAATACTTTAAAGGTATTTCTTTATTCTTGAACTGCGTTATTAATTTTGAAGATATTTCAACCTCATAGTCTCCTGGAAGAATCTTAAGATTTGAAATACTTATGATAAAGTTAAATACAGCGTCCTGCTTAAACTCACCATCTATATCAATAGAGAAAGCATTTGATGTAGCATTCTGATTTTCCACTACCGAAAGACTTAATACGCCATCCTTGGCTTTTATTGATACTTCACTATGACCTAGAGTTGATGCAGCTTTTTTTAACTTATTAAGTGTACTATTATCTAAAGTAAACTTAACATCAGCGTCAGGCATAGTGACGTCTTTTGTAGGAGCCGTC